GGAGAATAACATGGAGTACGAATATTTTAGGTTGAGTACAAGAAGCAGGACAGCAAACTCATTAATGCCAATGTTTAGGTTTTTGTCTTTCAAAAATATAGGCTGCTGTATTATTAAGCAAGCTGAAAAGAAATACTATTTGTTCAGAGAGGGAATCGAAGCTACTGAGTATGGAGGTGTTAGGGGGAAAGAACCATTGGGGGGTGAGGTGGTTATGATTTTTGACCCTAGGGGGGTCTTTAATGAAAGTTAAGTTAATAGAAATTACTATACCAAGAAATGTTTTATTTGGCAATGAAGATTCGTGGAAGGGAAGAGAATATGAGTTTATTGCAGAAGTAATTTCTCGTTATGTAGTACCATTGAGGAAAGAAACTAAGCAGATTGTTGCCACCTCCCACTATATGTTTCACGATGGACTTGATATTCGATTTTGTGCAAAGATAGGCAGAGAAGATGAGTTAGTTGCGTTTTTGATGGAGAAGGGATATAAACCACGAACTATTCGGATTGATGCTGGGGATGATTGGTTAGCGAATCTCCTTACGCCAGTTTCGGAAGCAATACACGAGCATCCCAACATGCTGAATGTCACTAGGGCGAATCACTTTTTATTCAACCAGCACGGAACAAGCAATGCGATGGAATCTGAAATAAGTTTTCGTGTCGCACTTTTTTACCTTTCAATTGCATATGAACGAGATACAATATCAACTAAAACCTTTTTATTTTTCATTAGAAGGTGGATTAAGTGTGTTGGGTTTTATTTATTTTGGGTAACACTTGTTAGGCTTAGGGTTATTACAAGGGGTTATGCTGAAAGAAAACTTTACGATGTTCGTAATATGGCTGGAGGTTTTAAGTAGTGTACGCCTATGTACGACATAAAACTTGACAAATTATGGTGGTTAATTTATAATGACTGGTAAAAGAGTATAGATAGGAGACATTACGTGAACTTACGATGAATGATAAGAAATGGAAACGTCACCAAATACGGACGCACAGAAAGAAAAAAGAGCGTCAAAATAGACGACACAAAGCGAGGTAACTATGAGTTTACACAATGGACAAGGCCCAGAGAATAAGGGTGCGAGAACAGGCAGGGGTCTCGGTGGGTGCAAACCAGTTAAGGGTGAGAAGTTGAGACGACCAAGACGTGGAGTGGGGAGAAGGCAGAGGCCATAATTTGGTTGTTGTAGCAAAAGACTTAAGCGTTAAGGGTTATATTTTATGATAACAAGAGAACTAAAACTTAAGCTAAACACAAAGCAAGAAGAATCACTAAACGAATGGCTGTTTATTTTAACTGGTGTTTATAATTGGGCGATTAGAAAGATAGAACTTAACGCTAGGGACAAAATTTACTTTAGTAGGTTTGATTTTAAGGGTGCATTGCCAAGCTTGAGTAAAAAAATTAAAATTCCCTCACATACGATTAACGGGATTTTAGATAGAGCTTATCTTGCCTGGAAGCATTGCTTCAAGAAGATTCATGGGAAACCCAAACTAAAGTCAGTTAGGAATAAGCTAAACAGCATCCCGTTTCCAGACATTATTCCTGCGAATAGGGTGACAAAAGGTACGATTAGAATACCAATACTCGGTAAAGTTAGGTATCACAAACAGGAAATACCAGAAGGGAAAATTAAAAACGCAAGAATACTCAAACGATCTTCTGGGTGGTATTTGCAATTAATAATAGATGTTGTTCACGAATTTCCAGTGCAGGCTACTGACAAGAAAGTAGGAATAGATACAGGCTTTAAGTACTTAGCGGTTCTTTCAGATGGAACTAAAATAGGAAACCAAAGAAACTTTGTTAAAACCCAAAAACGCTTAGCGCAAGCGCAAAGAGGCGGGAGGAAAAAGCTTACAGCTCGGTTACACGAACGAACCAAAAACAGACGCAAGGATTATAATCATAAAGTTTCAAGGAAAATTGTGGAAAATTATTCGGAAATTTATATTACCAACGATAATTTAGCAGGGCAGGCTAAGCTGTTTGGAAAGTCTGTAGGTGATGCCGGAATAAGTCAATTAAGGCAATTCATTCTCTACAAGAGTGACGTTCACGGTAGAAAATGTGCTTTAGTTGATTCAAGACATACCACCATGACTTGCTCGAACTGTGGGGTCTTAACTGGTCCAACAGGATTGGGTGGGCTTGCTGTAAGGAATTGGGAATGCGGTGCTTGTGGGGCACAACATGACCGTGATATCAATGCGGCTAAAGTAATTCTCAATTCTGGGCTGGGGTACAGCCTCGATAACGTTGGAACTCACGCCTTCGGGCCGGAGACCTCCAAACTGGAATCATAGGAATTATACAAGGAGTACCATGATAATTTTGCGAAATACAAAGAATATGTTTTCCAAAGACCAGAAAGTAGTTGGGGATAAGTTTTTGGAGCGATGGGATGAGATCGAATGGGAAATGCCTGTCTCAAAAAACAGGAAATCGTCTACTGAAGATGATTACAGGGTAAACTATAAAGCAGTTTACAAATAGGATTAATATGGCACAAAAAGCACTTAAGGCTAAGGAAAAGGAACTTGGGTACAAAATTATACGCCACTTTTTGAATGGAGTAGGTATATATGAAACCTGCGACAAGCTTGGCATATCATATATGATGTACCAGAGGAAATTTAAGCACAATGGATGGTTTCAGGCAGAACTTGAAAAGGCTAAAGTGAATAAGGATTCCGTAAAGCCACTTCATGCCGCAAGTGAGATGATACCGCTTGGGGACGACCCAGAAGACGATAGTGGGCTTAAAAAAAGAATGTTTCTTGAGTCAATGGAAGCAAATAATTTCAAGGTAAATGCGACACTTCTGGCAATTGGTGTTAGCAAAGACAGATACTATAAATATTGGAAGAAAGATGCTAACTTCTTGAAAGCCGTTGAGGTTTTGCGAGCAGAAATGTTAGATTACTATATCGGACTTAATACAGAAATAGCCTCTGACAGTAAGCACGGGATGGCACAGTCCAACTCTACCATTTTTGCAATTAAGTGTCTTGGAAAAGATGCTGGCTGGGATGAGAGGTCTGCTGCTCCATCGTTAAACTTTAATTTTGATAAAGATGCCGTGGATGCTATTGTAAGGGCGGCGGGTCTTAGCAAGCTTGACGATGTTATTGATGCGGAGGTTATAGAGGTTAGCACTGAAAAGTCTATAGAGGTAGTAAATGCCAGTAGCTAAGCCGACCGTAGAACAGCTATGTTATTCAAGGCTATTAGCATACATAACTGCCTCTTGGAATGGATACAGGGTAGCCAGGCATCATTTGGTTGTAGCTAATGCACTGCAAGCGGTTGAACGTGGAGAGATACGAAGACTTATTATAAACCTTCCTCCTCGTGCTGGAAAGACAATGGAGCTTTCGGAGTTCTTTCCAGCGTGGTACTGGGGAAGAAATCCAGATAAGAAGATAATATTTGTTACCCATGGACAGGAAAAGGCTGACGATGTTGGTAGAGCAGTAAGAGACCAGATGATAGACCCGCTTCATAGGAGAATTTTTCCAGCGTGTCAGATTTCACCTTCATCAAAGTCAATCCATAGAATGAACACGGTTCAGCGGGGAGAATACTTTTCGATAGGTTTGGGTGGTCAGATAGTTGGTCGTGGTGCTCATTTACTTATTATTGATGACCCGATTAAGGGAAGAGAGGCGGCAGACAGTGCATTAAAGCAAGGTAGGCTGAGGTCTTGGTATCAGGGCGATGCTTATACGAGGCTTATGCCCCAAAATGCTATTATAGTTTGTCAGACTAGATGGACTAACAGTGACCTTACCGGATGGCTTTTAACTGAACACAAAAGAGAAAACTGGACTGTTATAAGCGTTCCAGCGCTAGCGGAGACAGATAACGACATAATTAGAAGGAATGAGGGTGATCCGATTTGGCCTGAAATGGAAATATTTACAAAAGAATATCTTGATCTAGTTAAAAAGACAATAGGAACACGAGAATGGAACGCACAGTATCAGCAAAGACCAATTAACATAGAGGGCGGAATAGTTAAGCTAGCGTGGTTTAAGTACTATACTGAGCTTCCAGAATTTGAAAGGATTATACAGTCGTATGACACTGCGAGCAAACCAGAGGAGCTAAACGATCCTAGTGTATGCACTACTTGGGGTGTTACAAAAGATGGATATTACCTGATAGATGTATTTAGAAAGAGACTTGAATATCCAATACTTAAAAGGACTGTTATTAAACTTTATGACAAATTTAAGCCAAGTGCGGTTTTAATAGAGGACAAGTCATCTGGTACGAGTCTTATTCAAGACCTAAAATATGATACTAGGATTCCAGTTATTGGTATAGATCCAAAAAATGTAGAGAAAGAAACAAGGATGTCGGTTGAGTCAGATAAAATAGAGGCGGGGAAGGTGTTTTTACCAGAGAAAGCATCATGGCTTGTAGATTACGAAAGTGAGATGACACAGTTTCCTCTCTATGCCAACGATGACATGGTAGATAGCACATCACAGTTTTTGAAGTGGATAGCGGGGAAAGGTTACTCTGGAATGGTTAAGGTTGTGGGATTATGAAGCTTATTCAAGGTGATTGCCTCGAAGTAATGAAGGCACTGCCGGATAATTCGGTTGATGCGGTAGTGACTGACCCGCCCTATAATATCGGGAAAGCTGAATGGGATAAAATACCGGATTACATTGAATGGTGTGGTAAGTGGATTCTTGAATGTCAAAGAGTACTGAAAGACACGGGGTCTTTTTATTTCTTCCATAATGACATGGAGCAGGTAGCTGATTTGATGCTATGGATTAGGAAGAATACAACCTTTATTTTCAAGCAGTTCATTGTCTGGAATAAGCGGTTTGATGGCGCAAGGAACAAGGGCTTTCTTGATGGGTTCGTTGTCCCTGAAGGATTGCGAAATTATCAGAAGATGGCTGAATATTGTCTATTCTATACCTTCCAAGATGAAACGGGATTGACAACGGTAAAACTTGACATGAACAATTTCAGCACGCTCCGTCAATATTTTAAATATTATCAAGAAGCCCTTGGATTGAACAAGTTGGAAATACTCGCAAGGATAGGGCAACAAGCAGACCACTGTTTCCGGTGGGGTTCAAGTCAGTGGGATATGCCAACGGAAGAAACCTATCAAGTCCTTGAGAAATTACCGTTGAGGCATGAGTTCGTGCGCCGGGAATATGAAGACTTGCGCCGGGAATATGAAGACTTGCGCCGGGAATATGAAGACTTGCGCCGGGAATATGAAGACTTGCGCTATACCTTTAACAATCAAAAGACACACCATAGCGTGTGGAATTATGAGATTGCGCGTCGAAGCGAACACGTTACACCAAAGCCAGTAGACTTGATCGAGAACATTATTTATCACAGCACCAACGAAGGCGACACCGTTCTTGACCCCTTTACTGGTAGCGGCACAACGGGCGTGTCTTGTGTCCATACAGGGCGGCATTTCATCGGAATAGACAAGGATATTGACATAGCAACCAGAAGGATAGAGGATACAGACCCGTTATTTCAGGCTGGTGAAGTTTTGACCGTGGAAAGTATTAAGGGAAGGGTTGGG